TTAAATTAATTACAGCAACACCTGTACCTGGATTCCAAGATACTATGTTATCTACTTGATATCTAAAACCGTTGTAATAAAAACTAGTAGGAGCCACCGGTTCACGTTGTGTTAGGTCTGACAGGGTTAACTGTGTTGTACTATTAACTGTTGTGATCACTGCATGTAGTCTACCACTAAATCCGTCAATGAACATGCCGCCGGCGAATGTTTGTTGATTTATGCTTCTAGAGAAACAACCACAACTTTGTACATAGGGACTTTTAGATCCAACAATGCCAGCTGGATCAAGTACACACATGAATCCACCATGTCCTTGTGCAGTAATATTGTGCAACTTAACTGCATCATTAAACATGAATACGTCTAATTCTTTATTGTTCTTTGGAGGATTATACGCAGGATCAAATGCAAATACCACTGTACCTACTAAGCTGGCAATCACGGCCACACTGGCCGTTTCTTTTATAATACTTGTATCTCTAATTTGTGTAACAGTGCTGCGCTTCGGTGGTACAGTAGGAGTAGGTGCGCCTGTGAGTAACACATTATCAATAATTTTTTGAGCTAATGTATTAATATATGTCATACCAGCAATACATGCAGCTTGGGTTACAGTTGAACCAACATTATCACCGTAGAATCTTGATGCAACATCTACTACATTGGCTTTACCACCAGCAATTAAATCTGCCACTATTGCATCAACAATTAACCCTGTATCTCTCAAAGATAAGTCTTGATCAAATGTAATCACGCCAGGTTGTACTGCTACATATGCTGTTACTTCAGCTTGAATAAATGCCTTGTTAATTTCTATTAATTTAGCAGCTCTAACATACCCACCGGCATTAGCATACGATGTACCGACATTCATATCTCGAGTCGAGTCTACTAGATAATGTTTTCCGTACTTTGGACTATCAAACACTGCCGGTAATGCGGTCAATCCTGTGTCAATGACATTTTCTATAGCAGTTAACAATATACTAGCCTGTGTAACTGCCCCTGCCTCGCCATTATTTGCATTAATTGTTTGTGCTTCTACTGTTTGTAAAGACGTATATGAGGTATTGGTTAGAATAAAAGAATTAATAATTACACGCAGTTGTGCTACCGCAGCGGCATATTGGGTAGTTTGTCCAGGGATCTTGGGAGTAACACCGTTATAGAATAGCGCGGCCGTGTCATATGATTCGCCGTTGCCACCAAATTTTATATCAGCAGTAATTGCTTCAATAATATCGATAATGTGTTGACCAACCTTAGTTGGATCATAAGTAAATCCAATAAATGGAACATTGGTTGCTAGGATCTGAGAATCTATCCATTCTATAATTTCTCTTCTAAGATAACTCTTGTTCTCAACAAGCAATGTAACAGCATTGGGATTATATGTAGGAGCCAATGATAGCCCGTCAAATTCTACATCTCTATAGAAATACGTCTCTATCCACGGACTCTGACTAGCACGATCAAGTGGTCGTAATATTGTACGACGGAATTCATCACCTTTAACAGCCACGTTGGCAGGAACCTTAATAGGATAATCTTCGTAGTAAATACCACTTTCAACACGGATAGTAATTTGCAAGTCTTTATTTGCATCCGCAAAATCAATCTTTTCATCTTCTTGGAAACCGTATGGCGTTAGTAAATTAACAGAGATTGTATCAGTTGAGCTTCCCGATGTATATGACACAATGCGAGCAACTGCTCTACTTAATACTCCCTGTATTAGTTTTCCCGGAGTAATATCTATATTATTTGGACTTCCTTGATCCACATGACCTAACCCGCCATTGTTAACCACTACTGAATATAATCCAGAGCCGTAGTTGTTATTTGGAGCAACATTGATACCATTGGTAATAATATTAGTAATTACATCAAAATTAGTAGCAACTGCTGTACGCATTGTACCATTAACAGAACCAATAGGTGCAACTCTAGAATAAACACTTTGATATGATGTTGCAGGCGCAGCGTTGTTTAATATTTGGTCTGCTAAATATTTTGCATGTACAATACCATTAACTGTTTCTACTTGTTGGGTACCACTGGCAACCTTTGCGCTGGCATTTTTAAAATATGATCGGCCTGCATTAATGCTTTGATAGTTTCCGCCTACTAGAGCATCAATAATAATAGCATCGATGATGATACCAACATCACGTGAGCATAGTTCGCTATTATAAATTAAAGTTGGATATTGATTATTAATATATCCAATAACTTCTGCTCTAATGTATTCTCTATTAGCACTAAGCGTGGCCTGTACTGGAGTATACCCAGTGCCGGAAGAAATAGACACTGACTGGATTTTACTTTCACTTCTAACACCTAATAGTGTGTATGCAATTCGTTGGCGATATGGCCCTAATTCAGTACTGGCTAGATCAATTAATTCAACAGCTTTAGCACAGGCCGCACCTACAGTAGAGTAAGCATAGGCAAACGCACGACCTTCCTTTCCAGCAGGAGTATTTGCCTGTGTGTTATCTCCCGATGTACTAACAAACAAATTAATATTACTGGCAAAACTTGAATTGTCTACATAATATTTTGTGGCAGCTTGAAGGTCGTCGGGTCCATTCGGCGCACCAGCTCCTTCTAATGTACCTGGGTGATCTGATAATATCAACGCACCAGTCATAGTGTCGCCTTGTCGGCGAACAGTTGATATGCGAGGTAATGCTTCGTTTGAAATCCAGTTACCGCTTAGTGTATTATCTAAGTAGGCATCAACAAATGTTTGTGTACCAGAACCTGAGGATGGTACAATTATTTTATTTGTTCCGTCTTTAGCATCGTCGACAGTGGGATGCACACTTAGTTGGCTAGCGTCAACATATCGTAGATAGTATGTAGTATTAATTACCAAACCAGTTGCAGCACCACCAGTTGAGTTATATTTAAAAGCAATACCGTCAGAGCCACTATCAAATCCGTGAGCAGTAATAACAGCATTGCCGTTGGCCCACGATGAGATTGTTTTTGTATAGGCGGTTTTATCAGCAGGCTCGTTTCTAACTCGTAATTGTCCAGCAGCGCCGCCACCGGCCTGCTGAATATATCGACGATCCGCATACCCTTTATTAATTACAAGTGTATCAATGGTATAATTAGTACCGTGTACTGCATTAAACTGTACAAGAGCAGCAGGACTAGGCACTGCAATGTTACCGATTGGGAAAGTAGTACCATTAAGTGGACCACCTAAATTTGGTGAAGTATCAGTGTTAAGACTCGAGCTAGTTGAGCTAATAATTACTTCATCAGATAAATCATTAATGTCGATGTCGATACCAAGACCGGCAGTTAGAGATTTTGCAACAACTGCGTCGCCGGTGTCATTAACTACAAATATTTGTTTTGCAGTATACTCAGACGGCATATCATCAAGGTCAGTGGAATTAATCTGTCCGCCTGCACCAAATACTGCATACAGATCAGTAAAGTTTTCGTTTACTTTGCGGAATGCCTCGCGAATGCTATCACCGGTACCGTCATTGCCTTGTACGCCGATGTCAATTGGTTGTTTTGCCATTTTGTGTTATACCCCGAAACTTGAACCACAACCGCATGTTGTTACCGCCTGTGGATTTGTAATAGTAAAAGAAGCACCCATTAGTTCATCTTTATAGTCGATAACAGCACCTTGTAAATACTGCATACTCGTTGCGTCGACCAGCACCTTAAAGTCACCTATTTTAATTTCAAAGTCGTCTTCGTTATGTTCCTCATCTAATGTGAATCCATAACTGAATCCGCTACACCCGCCGCCTTGGACAAATGTTCTTAATGCTACCTTGGGATTGTTTTCTTCTGCAAGAATATCTAGTATTTTTACTTGTGCTGAGTCGGAAATGGTGATCATAATAGTCCTCGATATGATATTTATCATATCATTTTATAACCTTAATGTAAATACATGATGTTCATCACAACTGAATTAGAAACCGCAGCTCACATTAGAACCAGCAAGTTAGGTGTAGAGCATCAATATAACCGCACCCGCACTATGGCAGTGTTTCGCTGTGATAATTGCGGAGAAGGGTTTCGCAGACCCAAAGAAAAAATCAGCCCCAAGCGTCTAAACAACAACTACTTTCACTGTTGTGAGCATTGTGATGCCAAACGTTTTGCCCAAAAGAAAGGCGTCGAGCGACGCCTAATATGGGATATGCCGGTATCAAGTACTGCGAATATCAGTCGACTCTAGCAAGCCCTACACGACTGCTAATGACATTCCAGTTGATGATCTTCCACTGATTCTCTAGATATTTCTTTTTGTCTGATTGATAGTCTAACGCCCAGGCATGTTCCCACCAGTCAATTAACAAGACAATGTCATTCTTAATTTGATGATTCTTAATAGTTTTAATCTCACCGTTTTTGGCAAGATATGCCCAACCCGAACCTTGTATGCCCATGGCAGCTTTACTAAATTGTTCTTTAAAATTAGCAAATGTTTTAAAGTGTTTGGTGATAAACTCACCTGCTGATCCGTCTGGATCGTTTTTCCCTTCAGCTTTATGATACTGCGGGAACAGAATGTTGTGTAAAAATGCACCTGCTTCGTTAAAATCTAAGTCGCCCTCACGATCATTATAGCGATCAACATAGGCTTTGGCTAGCTTGCTATAATGATAATTAATAGTATCTTCACTTATAGCCGGCTCTAGATCGCCCTTTGAGTAAGGTAAAGGCAACAATTCTAGCTTATTACTAGGTGTTGACTCATTTAATATAACATTCTTTATAAAATTATAGGGCATGGTATATTTAGTTTATAAATAAACACCTAAGGAGAACTTATATGTTCAATAAAATTAAAGAATTTTTTACAGGCAAACCTGCTGAAGTAAAAACAGAAGAGCCAGCGGCTCCTTACAAGATCGATCCGCTGCCTGCTGGCACTGAAGCGGCTATTATTGCCGCTAATACTGAAGCGGTAGTAGTTGTAGCGGATGCTGTTGTACCGTCGGCAATTGTTAAGGCAGCGCCTGTTAAGAAAGCACCAGCTAAGCCAAAGGCAGTTAAACCAGCTGTTGTAAAGGCACCAGCGGCTCCTAAAAAGCCACGTGCTCCTAAAGCAAAGTAAGTTCTTTAGCCCGCTTGTGTAATGCAAAGCTGGCTAGATTTTTTCCTTTACTTTCGCACATGAGATCATGTGTATTCAGAAAGCTCAATGCCCAATCGTTTGTTGCAGTATTCCAGTAAAAGTCCGAGTGTGCTCTGAGCTTTTGTTTTTTGTAGCCTTCTGATAATAGTCCGGCATGATTGGGTGCTAGATCAGTGTTATGATCCACGAGATAATCTTCACGGCTGACACTATAGTGCATAGTAGGCCTAACGCCACGCCAGCTATCAACCACACGACTGACGCGAGGGTCCATGGGCTGGATGTAGTCGCCCGTTTTAATCCAATGGTGATGAATATCAAGTACGATAGGCACCACATCGCTAATAGTAAGACAGTCATCTAGTCCCCAAGCGTTTTCTTCGTTTTCAATTGTAATACAATTCCGGGCTTCGGGGGTAAGGCGTTTGTAGGCAGATCGAATGCCTTCGGGGCCTTGTTTACCCGAGATGTGTACGTTGATTTTAAAATCCTGGAAGGATTTACCGTAGCCCATGTAACGTGCCATATCTGCATGATATTCAAATTCCTCTATCGACTTCTGAACAATACCTTCGTTATTGCTTGCAAGAACTGTAAACTGACCAGGATGAAAAGACAACTTAACATTATTGGCACGAGCAATATTCCCAACCACAGCATACCGACTTTCAAGATAGTGAATAACATCTCGACGTAACCAGAAATAACTCCAATCGGTATGAGTATAAGCAGGCAGAATATCGCTGCCAATACGCACCATACGAAGATGTGGGTCCAAATCCCCCACTCTCTCAACCAACTTACGCACGGCTTCAATATTTTGGACCATAAGGTCCCAAAGTTTTTGTTCAGCAACATCTTTAGTTTGCCTATTCAACCAGCTAATTGTAGTAGTACCAGTGTTGTATTGTTTACAATCGTCAGTGGGTTTAATTCCGTTGACCTGTGATGGATGATCGATCCACTTACACGCAAAACCAATTTTTTTCATAATACGCAATCAATAAAAATAGACATATCGTATTATAACATTATGTCTATTTGTTGTCAACTTAATATTTACCAATGTCTTATAACATTTGCAATAATAAAACAACAGGTAACAGTATGAAGTGCTACCCAAAATGTTTTTAGAAAAAGGGCTATCCTGGCCTCTGTGAGAGTTAGCACAGGT